CGATATCGGCGCGAGTAGGTAGGGTGCTACCATCGCATGGTATTTGTATACCACCGATCGCAGGTAATGCGAGAGCGGGTAATGCAATACCGGCTAAAGACAATCCACCCGAGGCAAGATCACTGAGAAAATCTTTGTCTTTTTTCTTAAGAGAGGGAAGTGCAGAATCAGGAACGGGTCTGATATTGAGTGTAGGGAGTTCTATCTCTACTATTGGTTCTGGTTCTGGTTCTGGTTGCGGATCAGGTTCTGGTGATGGCGCAGGCGCAGGTTCAGGCGCAGATGTCGCGACAGCCCATATGAGTTGATCGCCCAATCTAATTTCGATGATCGGTTCATTGCCTAAAAACGCAACGTATTTCGTCCATACCAGTTGATCACCCAGTCGCACTTCGACGACCGGTTGGTCGCCAAGCAGAACGTTGTGATTATCCGAACCGTTAATGACTGGCATAGGTGATGCCTATTAACCTGTGATGAAATACAGTGTATCTGGATCTGGCGTCAATGCAGAATATTGGCTTTGGGTACCCGTCCATAGTTTAATAGGGTTCCCCGAACTGTTTTGATTATCTAACACTCCACTTGATGCCGCCAACTCCGAAAGGATCGTTGACTCTTGCGTAGTCGCGCGGGTAACTTCTGAAGTGATCTGTGTTTGTAGATCGGCAACAACAGTGTCGTGTCCGTCTACACGAGCAACAACTGTGTCTAGTTCACCATGAACCTCATTGACTGCGTCAACATTGTTTTGTCCAGTAGTGTTAAATGTACCTGTACCGACCTTTGATTGATTTTGAGTTACAGTTGTCTCTAGGTCTGTAGTACGAACTTCTATCGAACTAACTTCCGTTTCCGCCGAAGTCATACGGCCTTCTAATGAAGTTGCGCGACCTTCTACCGTATTCATTTCAGACTGTAGAGTATTGACTTCACCTTGTACAGATGTTACATTACCTTCTGTTGTAGTCGCACGAGATTCTAAATCGGTTGCTCTTACTTCTACCGCATCGATGTCAGATTCTGCAGATGTTAATCGACCAGAGTTATTATCGATGACCTGTTGCAGATCACTATCAGCATCTTCGAATGCGATGACGATTTCCTGAATCGTATCTAGAGTCTCCGGAGACGACCCAATGATTGTATCGACTCGACCCGTTACAGTATCTACATCGGTACGTAACCCAGATTCAACACCAGTAGCGCGAGTAACTTCGGCGTCCAACTGACTTTGTAAACCAGATACATCGCCCGACTGTAGAGTTTGTAGGGCACTGATATCCGAATCGTTTGCAGTAACCTGTGATTGTACATTGTCGATTGATGTTTGTAAAACAGACTCGGCCGTACCAGCACGTGTAATCTCTGCGCTCAACTGCGACTGTAGATCACTGACATCACTACCTACCAGACCTTGTAGAGAAAGAATGTCAGAGTCATTATCGGCGACTTGTGATTGTAGAGTATCTACATCGGTGCGTAATCCAGACTCTATCGATGTGGCGCGAGCAATCTCTGCGTCTATGTTATTCTGCAGAGTAGTATCCGCAGCAACACGGTCAGATGTCTCGGCCGCAACGATCCCATCGGCATAAGCTTTAGCGGCCGCTTCTGCGGCATCTGCCTTAGTAGTCGCGTCTGTGGTTGTGTCTGTGAGTACAGTTTCGAAATTAGTGTTTATTTTATCGAACGCTGGTATCATAGGTTCAATAACAGTACCGTCAATCTGTACTACATTTAACCCATCATCGGAATCCAGTTGTTGTATATTGTCTGTCATTATATTACCTATGAATTAAGTTTTACTGTGTCGCCTCTAAGGGTTACATTTGGAGCGGATAAGTCAATAGAGACTGCAGATGTAACCTTAACATCTTCTTTTACAGCGATCAATGCATTACCAGTGACGTTAATTTTGACGTTCCCTGTTACAGCAACTTCATCATTACCAACTACTACAGTGAAATGGTCTCCGCCAATTACAAGGCTGTCGTCCTTTACAACGTATGTTCTACGAGTACCGTCGTCTTGCATTTCGTAGTTGGTGCCCGACCTATGTTGTTCGCGAATACGTTCTTTACCTTCGGTGTCGTCATACTCCTTGAAGTGGCCACGTTCAGTCTCATATACTTTATTGAGAGGATAGTTCTCTTTCGCCTTCTCGTTTGTGTCGCCTTCTTTCGGTATCGATCCGATGACCATAGGCAATTGAGAGTTCTGTCCATCTAAGAAGATACCAAAAACCTGAGTACCCACTAACATACCAAGGTTCTGCCCTTTACCTTCGTGTATGCCAGTTGTAATTGGAATGACTACTTGGGCCCAAGGTAGGTCCTCGTCTTTGATATCATCGTATACACCGAACGCACGTACCTGTGCGCGACCTAACTGTAATGGGTCATCAGCTACATTAATGACTTCTCCAATAAACCAACGAGTCTGATCGCCATAATAATCTATAAACGTTCGAGGTATCATTTTATATCACCATTAGATAATTTAACACCAGAGAAGGTAATTGTATATTCGCGTGGAGTGAATGAATGTTTACACGCAAAGATAAGGTAGTCGCCAGACTTCTTTTTATCGAACAGATCAGTTCGATTTCCGGTCTTAGTGTTACGCAAAACTTTTACTCTCAATTTATTTCCTATAGTTGCGTTGTAGTCACCATACAGAAAATCTAAACCATGAACGACAAATGTCACTGGGTCGGTGGTCAACAACCTAGAAATTGCTCGGGACCTCTCGTTTAAGGTGTAGTAAGCAATTTTGTCTTGTTCTGATATAGACTTTACGTCACCTTCAAAAACATTTGCGCCGCCGACACGGGTAATTTTTCTTGAGTTGATAGGGTTCTTTGCCCAGTCATATCGGTACTTATCATATATTGGTAAACGCCCCTTTTCAACAATACCGTCCTCCTCAAGAGTTGCGACTACTTCAGGTTCAATGTCATAAACAAACTTGTTGTCTATTTTTTTTATCGTATCGATATACCGATGTTCTGCTCCTAAAATTCCTTTATCAATTAAATCATACATATCATAGCTATCTCTTGACTGCATCGCCATAATAACTCGGCGTCTACTTTCCGGAGACATAGTAGATATCTGAGATTCATAATGCGTATATTCTTGCCCACTGCGGGAGTTCATCGGAGGCGTTTTAAGAAGACTTTGTAAATCGACAAAGTTAAAATTTTGATCTATTAGTGTGGAGTAGAGATAGAAAGGATATCCATCTACAGTAGTAGTTTTATTTTTAATCCAGCACATTGCATCAATGGGTGTTAGGTTTGGTATAATAACCTTTATATCCTGTAGATCTTTATCGATGGGCTTGTTCACTTTCGCATCAAAATATTCATCGGCGATCTTTTCAATGATAGTAGAAGACTTTCCCTTATAACATTTATTGATATTGATCAAGTTAGACTTGAACCCAACATCTTCGATTAAGTGCATAGCAAAAAATTCTTCATTATCTGCAACTTTATTCGATGCGGAAATTTTATCAATATAGAAAACCTTTTTAATAGCAGTAGCATCTTCCATATTCGACTTCAAAACGATTGTGATCTTTTCGCCGCCACTTATATTCAACACGCCGACAATGTCTTCTATATCTACGAAACCAAGTAGTGCTGTGACATATGGTTTGTCTAGGTGTTCAAAAACGTCCAAGTCAGTAACGACACCAGATATATCTACTGGTCCAGCGTGCTGAGTGTGGATAAGAACAGAGTTTATCGATACCGAATCGATGTGTTCCGGCGGTGATGGTTTTACGACGCTCATTGTGTGCGAACCGCCTCTTTAAATAATTGAACGACCCTATTAATTGAACTTGGTTTCAATACAATAATTTGTCGATTTTCTTCATTCTTTTGCTTATAAAAATCTAGGTTGGTGACCTCGACATAGGTCGATTGATCGGGCAGATCCGATTTGTTTGTGTACATATGATCTTCATGCAAATAATGATGTGCCGACAAGTACTGCGGTTCTACAGATTTCAATTGGACAGTATCTGTCTGCCCTACAACATTAACAATATCAGTTGATTTAAATGTTCTATTATCGATTGGTTCTATAACTATATGCCCCAAATCTAAATCATAGGATACGATCTTCCCTTCAGCATAAGATGGGTTGTTATCAGATGATTGCATAGATTTAATGATTGATCCGACCGTGAATGATGATGGTATAACATCTTCGGTGGATAGCGTAGTAAAAGGAAAATCTTTTTTTGCTTTCTTTACGATTTCAATGTGATCAAGCGGCCAACCAAATTCCCGAAGGTGATCGTTCATCATAAAAAACGTCCAATGTAATAACGGGCTTTCATACAATTCATATGAAACGTTGTCGGCCCTATCGCCATTACGAATGTAGTAATTATGATAAAATGAACTGTTAGTTTTTATCTCGTCTATTATTTCAACATAAGCCGAAATATTTTGTACGGAAGCCCTTTCGCCGTTAGCGAAAGTGTATAGGGATGAAGGGAATTGTTTAAAGTATGACATTAGTAACCATCCTCCGGAGCAACATCCTTTCTTGATAACGTAACTTCTTCTACAAAGTTGAGAGTCAAGTCAACCTCGACTGGTTGGCCATCCGTATGAAAAGACATCGACGTTGGGTTATAGTTTGTCGCGATAGATTTCAAGAAGCAGTCTTTAATCTTGGTCCCAACGCGTTTACCCGAGGGCTCATGTTTCACTACAATAGAAAACATGTCTGGATATTTGTAACCTGCGCTTATCCCACCCACTTCTATTGATTCTGGGTAGGAATATGTCCTGAAATGATGAATAATTTTTTCAACTTGGTCAGATTCTTTTCGTGATCTAGCAATGAATTTAAAAGTAAAGGAGAACTCTCTTAGCGCAACCCCACGAAAAGCGCTTCGGATATTAGGGTTCACCGTAACCGCACCAGCTATCTGTGTAGCTGCTCCCAGCTCAGTCCCGACTACAGGAATCTTTCCGGCGAGTTGAGCCGACCCTAACCTAGCAGCATCACCGGCGAGTTGACCAGTAACTAGGTCGATAAAAGTACCCGCACCTTTTGTTAGTCCGTCAAATACTTGACCGCCTTTACCCATAACAGCCGCGGCGCTAGCTCCGATCTGACCAAGTTCTGGCGTTGCGATGTTAAACGAATCGTTTTGTTGAAAGGCGACGGGAAGGTACAGTTTAATTTTAGGCACACCTTTTCTATCGCCTATTACCTTTTCTGAGTAAAGCGGAGCATCGGACTCAGAACCGCCAGCAGCAGTAGATTCGACAGATTTCGCCTTATCTTTTGCGTTAGATATAGCTTGTTCTTGAGACACTCCTCCATTATCTTCTGAGTTATAATCTGGACTATTAGCTTCTTGTAGCGCTTTATTGGCCTCCCTATAATCTAAGGAAGGCATAATGCTTTCTATAAAGTCCCCGAATTTTTCCATCAAACCCAATCCATTTACACTCGCCCCTTTAACTTCACGCGCAGTAAATGTGACACTAGCGCCATAGTACTTTTTCTCATCGTTTACGGGATATTGTAAATTCGGAGGAGGGGTAGGGGATTCATTAAGAATTTTTTTGACCGGCTCTACGGTTTCTTCATATTCTTCTAAAAAATTAGTACCTCCATAAGCAGAGACATTAATTTGAGATCCGGTGAGCGGTTTACCTGCATTTAGATTTAATTTTATTTCGTCGTCGATAGCCATATGCCAAACTCGATGTTCTATAAATATGATTAAACTATTTATACTTGATTTTCGAATGAAGACCTACAAAGGACGATACAAGCCAAAGAACCCAGCGAAGTACGTGGGCGACGTAAACAACGTTGTGTATCGTTCTATGTGGGAACGTCACGTAATGAAGTGGTGTGATGATAGTTCTAACGTTGAACAGTGGATGTCCGAAGAGTTGGTCATACCATACATCTGCGAGACCGATAACAAACCTCACCGATACTTCATGGATTTCGTTATCAAGTACAAGTCTGGACGCGTTGTACTGGTCGAGGTTAAACCCCACAAAGAAACTAAACGTCCCGAACGCAAGCAGGGAAAGTCACGTCGTACGCTGCTGAACGAGGGGATGACCTATATCAAGAACCAGTCCAAGTGGAAAGCCGCAAAGCAGTACGCAGACGATCGCGGGTACCACTTCGAGATCTGGACAGAGAAAGAACTCACCGCCATGGGTATCATGCCCAAGCCGTTACGATCCAAGAAACCACTCAAGAAATTGCCTCCGTTTAGAAAAAAGAAAAAACGCGTATAAATACAGTTACGAATTTTTACGGAAGCGCACATGTCTAACATATTTCAGAATCTGGAACTGCAAGCGTTTCGTGCTGGGATCACTCCACGTACCAAGGAGTCCCGTGAGTGGTTCAGAAAAAAAATCAGAAACCTCAAAAATATTAACCGAGAGGCTCTGATGAAAGAAGACCCGTTGAAGCAAACAACGGAAGAGATCATAGGCAGCATGTATATGTTCTCCTACGACCCAAAACACAAAGAGACGTTGCCATACTACGATACATTTCCTTTGGTTGTAGTAGTCGGTCCGGCAGAGGGAGGGTTCTATGGTTTGAACCTTCACTACCTTCCGCCTATCTTACGTGCAAAGATGTTGGACGCTTTAATGGAGATTACAACAAATAAGAAGTTTAACGACTCGACGCGATTCAAGATGTCGTATGAGTTGTTGGCAAAAACCGCGAAACTGAAGTACTTCAAGCCGTGCTTCAAGCATTACCTGAACGAACACGTCAAGAGTAAGTTCGCGATGGTACCATCCCCAGAGTGGGAGATCGCGACCTTCTTACCAACGGCGAACTTCGAGAAGGCAAGTATCAACGCAGTCTATAAAGACTCCAGACAGAAGATAACCAACTAATGGCAGGCATAGAAGAATTAAAAAGTAAGCTAATCTCCAAAGGCGGATTAGCGATGAATAATCAGTTCCTGATCAACCTTCCGTCAATGGGCGGAACGGACGGGCGTACGATGAATGTCCTCTGTAAAGAAGTAACTTTGCCTGGGAGACAAATACTTACGCTTGATAGGCCCATCGCGATGGTTCAAGAAAAAGTTGCGAACGGATTCGCAACAGAAGACGTATCTATGACGTTTTACGTTACCAACGATTATGCGCCTAAGAAGTATTTTGACAAGTGGAACTCTAAAATAATTGTAAGAGAAAATGGACATTTACACGTTGGGTATAGAGAAAACTACTCTAAAGATATTATTATACGGCAATTAAAAAAACCTGTCGCCAGATTTGGTTTTGATTTAGGCCCTTTAGATTTTAACCTAGACGTTCTAGGCAAATCTATATACAGTATAAAACTGATAAACGCGTTCCCAACGTCAATAAGTTCTATTCCGTTGAGCAGTGATCAAGATCAGATTGTTGAATTTTCTGTACAGTTTTCTTACACTGATTGGGAAGTAGTAGAGAATGAAAAAGATGGATTGGTTCCAAGTATAGGTCTCAATCTTGGTGGTTTAATTTAAATTATAGGATACATCATGGCATTACCAAAACTAAACTCGTCACCGGCATATGGAATGACAGTTCCGTCTAGTAAACAGAACATCACATATCGACCATTTCTAGTTAAAGAACAAAAGAATCTATTGATTGCGCTTGAGTCTCAAAATCGCAGAGATATCCTCAGGTCGATAATTCGCACCATCGAGTCTTGCGTAGAAGAACCCTTGGATCATAGATTGACGACATTTGACGTAGACTATATGTTTACCAAGATTCGTTCTAAATCGGTAGGAGAAACTTCTAAGGTAAGCGTTTCTTGCAGTAATTGCGGAGAGCAAAATGAAGTTTCTGTAGAGTTGGACAACGTGGAAGTTACTGGAGGATTGTCTCCGGCAGATGCTATCTTGCCCATTACAGATGAAGTATCTGTAAAAATGAAATATCCAACATACGATGAGTTTCTTTTAAATGAGAATTTGTCGGAAAGTTCTACGGTAGCTGAAGCTCTCATGCAGTTAATCGTTACTTGCATGGACTCTATTATGACCGAAGAAGAAAATATTTCGGTCAGAGATGAAACTAACGAAGACATTATGTCTTTTTTAG